TAAAGCCCCTCTGAATAAAAGCTGTAATAGGTAATCTATAAAAGATCGCACCGTTCTCCATAATGGCATGAAACAAGATCGAACGACCTGTAATAGCGCTAAGACCAAAGATAATACAGTCTTCAACTTCTCCATGATGTTTTTGTAAATCATATAGATACTCCCTTCTAATTTGAGCGTAGGTTACTGGTATGTTTGCATTTAGATAAGCCATAAATCATTTAATAGATCCCCAATTAGGACCTGACTCATAGTCTACCTTGTTTGGTATCTTCAAGTCAACTGCGTTTTCCATCACATCTCTTATCTTAGCAGCTTCTTCTTCGTCCTTAACTGATATATCTAATTCATCGTGCACCTGAATATGTGGTATAATTCCTTCTTTATATAACTCTAACATAGCTTTTTTTGTCATGTCGGCGGCTGAACCTTGTATTAATTTATTTAATGCTTTGTATGTAAAAGCTCTACGCGTAGGATTGTTGTGCCAATAATTTTTTTTAAAATTACCATCACTATCTTTTAATATTTCACCTTCATCATCTTTTAAATATGGTCCCATCTTTTGTAGATCCTGCATACGTTCTTCATCTTCAGCTGGTATGTATTTACCCCAGTCTGACCCACGAAGGATAGGTTCATATTTAGGAAATCTACATCGTCTACCTAACAAAGTTTTAATTTGACCTTTTTTAGAACCAGCTTTCATAACTTCATTCATTAATTGTTTTACAAAAGGAACTTTGCTGTGATACTTATCAAATAATTCTTGAGCTTTAAATTTAGATACACCTAACTCTGCTTGTAGTTTTGCTTTTCCCATACCATAGAAAAGACCCAAATTGATCACTTTTGCTTGTGACCGGGGTATTTCTGCCATATCTGCAACGATTTTGTGAAAGTCGGTCGAAGGGTCAGTGTCATACGAATCTGCAATTGTATTTACTGAAGGCAACCCATAACGTAATGCATAATGTGCAACAAGTCTTGGTTCCTGTTGCGAGTAGTCAAAGCAACCCCACTGACAACCTTCCTCAGGTATAAATAAACTTCTTATCATCGGACCTAAAACTTTATCACGCGCAGGTATTTGTTGTAGGTTTGGATTAGAATATGAAAAACGTCCAGTGATTGTACCACCATCATCAGATCTAATTTGATTTATCTCAGCGTGTATTCTACCTTTGTGTTCATGTTTTAATATTGTATCTATGAAAGTTGTGTTTACTTTATTAATCCTTCTTGCTTCAGCTATCTTCTGTATGGTAGGATGCTCATGATTGGAGAGAAAATTTTTAGTAAATGAAGGTTCATCAGATTTCGCAGTACGTTCGTAAGACAGGTTTAGTTTTTCAAAAACTTTGGCAATTGATCTTGCAGCCCATATCTGAGTATCTACTCCTGTTTCTTTTTTTACTTGGTGTAACAATGATTCTTCTTTTTTGGTTAATTCTGTTTTCAATTGATTGGCTGCTGTCACGTCTACCCGCACCCCTAGGTAACGCATATCAACCAGACAAGGAAAAAGATCTGTCTCGAGATTAAATATATTTTCTAAATCATTTTCGATCATTAATTTTTTTACATGCTGCCAAAGTTTAAAAGTTAACTCCGCATCTTTTTCAGCGTATGCTCCAACTTCATGCGCAGGTAATCTCCACATATCAGCTTTTGCATCTAACCCTCTTGACTTAGCAGCTTCTAGTAAAGCTCTTTCGTTTTTTCCTTCGTTTAAAAAATGCCATGACAAAGTATTTAATGTGTATGAGAATCTATTTTCATCTAATAAAGAAGATGCAATCATTGTATCTACAACTAAACCATTTATCTTTAGACCTAAACTACGTATCCAACACACGTCATACATGGCGTTATGAAATATTTTTGTAGCAGGACATTCTAAAATATCTTTGAACCATTCAATAGTTTTTGCCCTATCCATGTTAGGTCCTTCTTGATGAGCAATAGGAAAATACCATTTGTCATTGTACGTGGCTACAGATATACCTACAATTTCACCATTACCAATAACAGCACCAGATCCTTTTGATTTTAAATCTGGATCTCTAGTTTCCAAGTCAATAGCTATCTCGTCGTAAGATCTAAGATCAGGATACTCTGTAGGTTGAACCCATTCTGTTTGAGGTAAAATCATTCTAAATCATCGAACCTGGTAGGCTCTTTCCTTTCTTTCATTACTTGTCTAATTATAAAGAATGCCATTATAGCACCTATAATTATACAACCCATACCAAGAAAAAACATTCCTATTCCAAAACCAGGTGTCATGAGTAATCCCTTTCTAATATCATTTCTAAATAATGTATTGCTTTTTGTATATCTTTTGCTTTACCTTTCGACTTGTGCCTGCAAATATATTTTATAGCGTTGCCCTCCGCAAACGGTAAGTTATTCTCATTTATAAAATATGCAGGTTGAATTTTCATTTTTGAATAATGATTTCCATCCACTTGTTTATCAAGTGAATCGTAAGTCACACCCTTAAACATTTCTTTGTTTGTCATAGTTGGTACTCCCTTAATTTCTTTTTTGCTCTCAGCTTGTATAGATTATTTCTTGCTCTCGTAACTCCAACATACCACACTCTATGCTCCTCATCTTGTTTGTCAACACTTGATTTGATTCCTTGTTGTACGGTACGACCCTGATGTAGAGATAGTATTACATTGTCTTCTTCACCACCTTTTATTGCATGAATAGTTGACAACCATATTC